AAGCAGAAGATATTGTGGTTGTAACAATTATTGCTGGTCAATTAATTGTTGCTACTGCACCTAGAAGAAGGAGATAAAATGAAAAAGTTAAAACAATGGGGTATGGCAGCCCTAAATGAAAACTTTACATTCCTGGGCTTCTTTGTAGCATGGGTGGTTTTAGAGGGCAGCGCAAAGACGGTAGTAGGGTATGTAACCCTATTATCAGTAGCCATATGGTTCGCAACCATAGGAATTCGTAAAGAAGACGAATAAGTTTGATATAATGGGAGTATGTTAAAACTACGCATACTCCTACTATCAAGCATCCTAGCATTAGGATTGTCTGGCTGTGGGTATGATGGTCATTATAGATATCCATGCCAAGACCCAATAAATTGGGAATCAGCAGAATGCAAACCACCAATTTGTACTGCTAACGGGGCATGTCCAGAAGATTTAGCAGAACAACCAAAGGTGGAGGGAACACAAAATGGCTAAAGAAAGATTAACTCCTCAAGAGTTAGATGCAAGACTTAAGTTTATCTTAGGTATCACACTAGGATCAATTTTATTTATAACTGCAACAGGCATCATGTATGCCCTTATATTTGTTACACAACCAATTACAGGACAATCAGAAAACGATAAAATGTTTTTTAATGTTCTTGGTAGCGTAGCAACATTTATTACAGGAACACTTGCTGGTCTTCTTATTGGATCATCTGGTGCTAAAGATGTTATGGCAGCACAGATTGCAAACAAAGAAGTTGATGCCAAAAATACAATGGCAGATAAAAAATTAGAATCAGAAATTGATGAAGCAAAAGCACGTAGACTTTCTAAGCCAGACGGAGCAATGCCAGAAGAACAACCAGTAGATGCAGACTGGGACAAATAATGGCAGAACAAGGCACAGCAGCACGTTTAATTGAAGTTGCTACAGCAGAAATAGGAACTATTGAAGGTCCTAAAGATAACGAAACCAAGTATGGTAAATTTACCAAAGCAGATTTTCAACCTTGGTGTGGTTCATTTGTTAACTGGTGTGCAAATGAAGCAGGAGTAAAAATTCCTAATACTGTTTATACTCCAGGCGGAGCACAAGCATTTAAAAAAGCAGGATCATGGATTGACGGAGACTTAGCAGATCCAGAACCAGGAGATATTGCTTATTTTGATTTTCCATCTGACGGGGTAGATAGAATATCTCACGTAGCCATTGTCGTTAAAGACAACGAAGATGGAACAGTCTGGTGCATTGAAGGTAATACTTCTGGAGATCCTAAAGGTAGCCAGCGTAATGGTGGAGAGGTTTGTAAAAAACTTCGTGCTTTCAAGAAAAATAAAAAAGGCATTATGGTTTCTATTGTAGGGTTTGGTAGACCTAAGTTTGGCTCTGCCCCTGCGGGTACTGCTAAAAAGGCTGCTGCCAAGCCTAAAACATGCTCAGCATGTGGTCAAACCATCAAATAAAGGTCTTTGACTAAGTAAAAAGGGTTTGGTATACTTAAATGTATACTCTGAGGGGGAAGATCATGACCGTACTTGCTGTTGTGCGTGATCAAGCAACTAATAAAATATATATGGCTGGTGATCGTGGTGCCTCAGATGATAATACAATTCTTTCATTAACCTCTCCAAAGGTTTGGAAACTTGGTCCATATTTAATTGGCTACGCTGGAGCATTAGACGGTGAACGTATTCGTTATAATTTTAATCCATATATTCCAGACATAAAAGATTTAGATAAATTTATGCAGACTAAGTTTATTAAACAACTTAGAAATTTTTATAATGACTGGTGGGTAGATACAACAAAAGAAGGGGACCTAGGTCTTATTATTTGTATTAAGGGTCAAATATATGAGCATAATGCTATTGATATGTCCTTATCTAAATATAATTTAGATTATTTAGCCATGGGGTCAGGTGCAGAATACGCATATGGATATTTATCGGCTACAGAAAAATCTAAAGACGGTCGTAAAAGAGTTGTTGGAGCAGTAAATTCAGCAATAAAATTTAGCCCTACTTGCATGGGGCCAGTTGACGTGGTAAGCATTTAAAGGTATACTTTATATATGGCAAACTTTGATGACATATTAAAAGATATTCAAAATAAAGCATCAAGTCTTGATGAATTTGAAATTTGGTTAAACAATGGAATTGAACGGGGCTGGATAACAGAACCGTTTTGTAACACTCATGAGGGAGATCCTTACATGAGTGATGAAGAAGCACAAGAATGGGAAGAGGGCGGAGACCCTTGTCAAGTAGTAATTAAAATAAAAAACAACTAATAAAAGGGGTAAAATGAAAATAAAAAATAAAGTTATTGGTACAATTCTTGGGGTAATTGCGTCATCAGTTGTATTTATTTCGGCTTCAGAATCAGCAAACGCTGGTGAGTGTTCGGCTTCAGATCCATGTCTTACATACGCAATGTTGGATAGTGCTGGAACTGTAATTAATATTATTGTATGTCAACCATCAGTATGTGGAAGTGGAATTTGGGATGGTAGAAAAGTAGTTCCACAAGTGGCAGCAACTCCAGAAGGACAAAATCAAGGTGGATATTATAATCCCGCTGGCAGCGGTAGAGAAGTAACCCACTCAAATGGTACGTTTACAATAAACAATAATGCTCCAATAACAACTGTAGATGTTGTTACAAATACAACAAATACTGAAACAAGCACCGTTGCAGTTTCTAAGTCTGCTGGAAACGCTTCAACATTTTCTTATGAAGATACAATTGGAAAATCTACATCAGAAATATCGTTTAACACTTTGCCACTTCCTAATAATACAAGTGCAACTGTTAGTGCAACTGATATAACTGTTAATTCTACAATAACAGAATCAACAACATTTGAAACAAGAAAAACAGAGCAAGAAATATCATCTATACTTTTACAAAAAAATCTTACTTTGTTGCAATCAAAAATTAATAGACTTTTACTACTTTTAGATAGTTGGATAAAAAAATAATTAATTAGTGTTGCGGAAATAACTCAATGGTAGAGTACTACCTTGCCAAGGTAGATGTTGCGGGTTCAAATCCCGTTTTCCGCTCCATGCCCTCATGGTCTAGTGGTTATGACATCACCCTTTCACGGTGGTAACAGGGGTTCAATTCCCCTTGGGGGTACTGCCTCCTTAACTCAGTGGTAGAGTACCCGCCTTGTAAGCGGGTTGTCGTAGGTTCAAATCCTACAGGAGGCTCACATTGTATAATAAAGTAAAGGAGAAAAAATGGCAATAATAGTTTATTGGGCTTGTATTGAAAACGAGTGGGTAAAAGCAAGTGAGCCAGAAAAAGTACTAAAAAGATTTTATTCTTCCAAAGAAATTAAAAGCATAGAACGCAGCAGTCTCATGGCATTAAACTATTGTCCAGTTTTTAATCAAACGTTAGAAAATACTTATGCAATAAAATCAATATACGATTATTCATTTAAAGTTGAAAAGGATAGATGTGTTTCTTTTGATTATAACCAAAAGTTTTTTGATGATCACATCATCATTAGATCTGTAGATAAAAAATTTTTTAGTTATGAAAATAAATATATTTTTTTTACAGAAGAAGATAGTTTAATAATGAATGCTTATCAGCATCCAATTTTTGAAGAAAACGAAATAACAAAAAGATGCATGATTATTCCTGGAGCATTTGACATAGGAAAGTATTTTCGTAACCTAGAATTTCCTTTTATTTTAAAAAAAGAATTTGATGAATTTATTGTTAAAACTGAAGATGTTTTATATTATTTAACATTTGATACCAGAGAAAAAATTAAATTTAAACAGTTTAAAGCAGTGCCTGAATTAACCGATATGATGCAATCACTTAAACTTGCAGACAGTTTTAATTTAAGCCAAGGAGTTAGAAAAATAGATATATGGTATAACAAATTTAAAGGAAAAAGATGGATTCTAAATAAAATTAAAGAAAATCTTTTAGATTAGGGTATGTGGTATAATATTTATGTACCTGCCAAATGGGGGTACAAAAATGAAACTCGCTGAAAAGGAGAAAATAAAATGGTAAGTTCATTTACACTGGATCTTTTTAAGGATCCATTTTTTATTGGTTTCAATCGTGAATTGGACCGATTAAATGCAATACATAATCTAGCAACTCGTCAGGCATATCCGCCATACGATATCTTAAAACTAGACGAAGATACATATAAACTATCTTTGGCTGTTGCTGGATTTTCAAAAACAGATATTGATGTTTCAGTAGATAACGGAACATTAATAATTAAGGGTGAAATAGCAGAAGTAACAGATGCTGAAGTTGTTCATAAAGGAATTGCTGGTCGTAAATTTACCCGCACATTTGCTCTTGGTGAATACATGGAAGTTTCTAGTGCTGAATTGAAGGACGGCATGCTTACAGTTAATATTGTTCGTATTGTTCCTGAAGATAAAAAACCTAAAACAATTAAAATAAAATAAAAAAAACAACCTAGGCATGTTGTAAAACTGCCTATTATTTGATATACTTAAATACAACTATAGGAGAATTAATGCCAAGATATGATTACAAATGTTTTATTTGCTCTTCACAGATTGAATTTGAAAAATCAATTAGTGATGACAAATACCCAGTATGTTGTAATCAATCCATGCAAAGGCTTTGGAGTGCTCCTACTGCAATTTTTAACGGTAGCGGATTTTATTCAACCGACAACAGAAAGTAGATGTATAATAGTATTATGACTAACATTGTTCAAGAACATCCAAGCGTAGTTTCAAAAAAATACATACTAGATGCTAATGATCGTTGTGATAAATGTCAAGCACAAGCCTTAGTTAGAGTTAAAGGTTTATCAGGACAACTAACATTCTGTAATCATCATTATGAAAAAATAATGAACAACCCTGACTCACACAATAAAATGATGGCTTTTTTAATAGAAATTCTTGATGAGCGTGAAAAACTTACTAAAGACAAACCAGTAGGGGGTATATAATGTATGAATATTTTGTAAAAGAAGTAAAAAATGTTGTTGATGGAGATACTATTGATGTAATTATTGATTTAGGGTTTGATATTTTATTTGCATCCCGTGTTCGTTTGGCTGGTATTGATACTCCAGAATCAAGAACAACCGATAAAGTAGAAAAGGCTCTTGGTCTTGAATCTAAAGAATATTTAAAGAAACAACTTAAGGATGCAAAAAGAATTGTTATTCGTACAGAAAAAATGAACTCATCTGAGAAGTATGGTCGTATTCTTGGCTGGCTATATATTAATGGAGATTCAGAATCTATTAATAATAAAATGATTAATGATGGTTATGCCTGGGGATACCTTGGCGAAACTAAAATTAAAGATTTTGCTGTATTAAAAGAGACTAGAGTAAAGTCTGGAAAATGAAAACAGTTTTTTATTTTACAGCAGAATGGTGCAGTCCTTGCAAAAAGACAAAGCCAATTGTTGAAGAATTAAAAAAAGAAGGATATCAGTTTCAAGTAATTGATGCTGATTATGAACAACTACTTGCTAAAAGGTTTGAAATAAAGTCAATTCCTACATTTATTTTATTAGAAGATGGTAAAGAACTTAATCGTATAACTGGGGCAAAAACAAGGGGAGAGTTAGAGGACTTTATCAATTATGAAAAAACTATTCAAAAGAATCTTTAATCCAGATGGGAAAAATATGACTTTAGATGAAAACGAAATGATTGAAAGATTAATTCTTGAAGGAGCACTTGAAGTTGCTGGGGTTGATTCTGAAAATGGTTCTTTACTATATTCTTTTACCCCTAAAATTGAACAGGTAATGCCAGAACTTTACCATGACCATCTTAATAGGGTTAATGCCGAAATACTTTCATTATGGGAAAGAGCATATGTGGACATAGATTTTTTAGCAAAAGAACCAATAGTAACTCTTACAAATAAATCTTTTGATCCTGTAGAAATGTCAAAACTACGCAAGCAGGATGTTTGGGCTATAGAAGAACTTAAACGCCTAACTCGTAAAAAATAACTCTGATATAATCAGTATATAAACTAGAAGGGTTTGTTATGCCATATCGTATAGGTGCTAAGGGTTCATTTGGTTGTTCAGGCTACCCTGCTTTAAAAGAGGGTACAAATGAAGTTATGGGCTGTCACAAAACTCGTAGTGAAGCAGCAGCACAAATTTATGCAATTAATCGTTCCGAAGGTAACATAGGAAAAAATATGCACGAAATTAAAGAAGGCGATTTTGTTATGGGCACAACAACAGAAGGTCTTATTCATGGTGTAGTTGAACACATTATGATTGAGGGAGGAACCCTTGGAACTCCTGGATCTGAGTATGCTCTTGAATCAAAACCACCAGAAAATCCTGCCATGTCTGTTAGAGTTTACAAAGAAGATAATAATGGCTGGGAACCAACTGCTTATAGCATTGGAATGATGTACGCAGATGCACAAAAAATAGATATTGAAACACATGAGATGGATGCAGAAGAAACAATGAAATCTTATCATTCAGAAGATGAAGAAATGGATAAGTGGGATAACGTAACAAAAGCATGTTGGGTTGGTTATGAACAAAGAGGAATGAAAGAAAAAGATGGACGTATGGTTCCTAATTGTGTTCCTGTTGGAAAAACATACAACATGAACGATGAAATAGAAAAAGCAAAATCAGTTTCTGTTGGTAACCACGTTACGTTTGCAGTTCCAAAGCCACCAGACAAAACAGAATCTGCACATGGAGTTGTAGAAAGAGTTGAGCGCTCTGGAACAGTAAAACTTCCTGGAACCAATGAAAGCGTAGAAGCATCTTCAAATAATCCAGTTGCAGTTATAAGAGTTTATGCAACAAATGAAAATGGTAAAAGAACAAGAACTGACAGACGTGTTGCAAAACCTTTTAGTTCTTTAAGAGTTTCTTCTGAACCAATTGATAATCAAAAAATGTATGACATGGAAGAAACAATAGAGAAAGTTTCTGAATCAAAACTAAGAGAGTTAGTTGAAAATTATAATAAAGGAAAAGAAGGCGACAAGAAGATTACAGTAGGAACTTTGAGACAAGTATATAATCGTGGCATTGGTGCATATAGAAGTAACCCATCTTCAGTTCGTGGAAGCGTATCTAGTGCAGAACAATGGGCTATGGGCAGAGTAAATGCCTTTATGGCTGGACTGCGTGGTAGGTTTCCAAGGAAACCATTTGATTTAGACTTATTCCCAAAGGGTCATCCAAGGTCAACTAAAAAATCTTTGTTTGAAAATTTTGCAAAAAATGTAGATAAACCAACAAGAGTAAAAGAATTATTTGATCAATCAAACGATATAAATAAAAATACAGAAAGTTGGGGCGGATCTATATTTGATTTAAGTCCGTTTAAAAAGTAATGTCTAAAAAATCTTCAGGATCTTTTTTTAAAAACCACGGTTTTAATCCAATGCAAATTAAAGACGGCAGAATTGTCCGTTTAAGAAAAGATGGTAGTGTTAAAGCGGACTTAGGTCCATATCCAAAAACAAAGATAGGGGTAACTCATGGCAAATAAAGAACAAAAAGGAAATGCTAATAAAAAGAAAGAGCCAAAAATGACTCTTAAAGAAAAACGTGCTGCTAAGCAAGAAAAAAAGAAATTAAAATGAGTACATTTTATTTTTTGCATTCATTAGCAATATGTTCATTAATGATCGGATCATTTTTTTGGGGCAGATCTTATGAAACAAAAAGGGTAAAGAAAGATGGCTGATACATACACACCTACATCTGGTATGAAGGCTGCTGCACGTCGTGCTTTAAAGTGGAAAGCAGATGGTAAGGCTAAAGGAGCAGGAACTCCAATAGGCTGGGGTCGTGCAACTGATATCGTAAATGGATCAGTAATGTCTCTTAGTACTGTTAAAAGAATGTTTTCTTTC